AATTGGTAGTAACTGAATGTCCAACACTCTCTGCTGATGGAAATATCGGAGGTTTAATAGGTATGGATGTAATTTCTCAAGGAGATTTTGCTATTACTAACTTTGGGAGTCGTACAACCATGACTTTTAGGAAGCCATCAGTCCAGAACATTGATTTTTGTCAGACGAAAAATACTCCAATAGTGAAGACAACTCAACCGGGGCAAAACGATCCTTGTCCATGTGGGAGTGGGAAAAAATACAAAAAGTGTTGTGGTAAAAGGAAATAGATAATGAATAAACAATATAACCAGCGAGCAGGCTTAACAACCTGCTCTTTTTTTTTGCTTTTAAGAATTAAGGTAAGAACCACCCCGTCTTGGAAATACCAAGCCACCCCTCCTTAGAGGGGAATTAAGAGGCGGTAATTAAACCCCTACTGCAAGATAATTTCTAATTGTTAGAACTAAAGGGCGTATGCAATACGCCCCTACGAGGGGAATTAAGAGAGTGTTTTCAGTGTCATTTTAACTGCAATATCCAAGAACGGGGTAGGTTTTCTTCCTTTCTTTTTCATATTCATGGCAATTGCCCAGGCTGCACTATTAATCTTCTGTTCAATCATCTTTTGTTTAGTGGGTCTATTCCTGGTATTCTTCACTTTTAGCCATGTTTGATTAACATCATCTTTTACAATTCCTTTCTTGCGTACCCACTCTTTAATTGGATCAATGGGTGGCATGTGGGGTTCTATTCCTTCATGCAAGAATTTAGGATATTTAGTTGAACCTTTAAGCTTACCACCTTCAGCAACAAAGACGGTAATAACCGCTTCGTTATCGTTTATTACGGTTTTGGTTTGGATAGAGTTCCGCAAATGCCCTGTAATAACCATTTCTTTATCTTCTATCACCTTAATAGCATTAATCCTAATCTTATTAGCTATCTCTCTTATTTCGTCCTGTAGGTGCTTTTTTATGGCTTCCATGTGTTTCTCCTTTTTATTCCCCTCTGTGGAGGGGTGGCAGTGTATTTCACTGACGGGGTGGTCTCTTCATTGGGCGAAAGATGTTTCGCCCCTACAAGAGGGGAATTAAGAGAAGAACCACCCCGTCTTGGAAATACCAAGCCACCCCTCCTTAGAGGGGAATTAAGAGGCTTCACTCCTAACTCCTCACTCCTCACTCATTAAATATCAATAAAGCTTATAAAGTCTTCAGTATCTTTGAGTTTATCGTTAATAATGAGGGTTGCTTCTCTCCAGTAGAACTCTTGTCTTCTAATAACATCAGCATCACTAATAAGCTGTTGGGCATTATCTCCTACTCCGATTTGTTTAAAAACTCCTTTATTGCCGGAGATAAAAGAGATGCGGGGCAAGAGATAATAGGCAGTTAGATATTTCAAGGCTTTAGTGGTAGCATTATCTCCATCAGCGGGTAAGTTCTTGCGGGCAAGGTATTCATAAGCGTCAGCAATAGCACTTTCAATAGCACTATTAGGGGCATCGTTAATGTTCAGGAAGGTTTTTATTTCATCAGCAGTAATCATAATAACTCCTCTAAATGCAAGGTTTGGGTGGTTAATTCGAAGCGAGTGGCACGGTATTCACTGCCATCTATTATTAAAGGGGGAGATTGTTCTAAGCTAACAAAGAGATCAGCATCAAACATCTCTATTTTGTAGAGCAGATTTAGAACAAGCTGATTGTGGTTAGCAGTAGTTTCTGATGTTTTCGTTACTAAAGTCAAGCTAATATCTACTTTATAGCTATTTAAGTTTAAAGATAGATTTTTCTCTTTCTCTATTTTATCCAGGGAATACAAGGCTTTGAGATGATAGTTGTTAATCTCTTCATTAGCTTCTATTAAGGTCATACCGGAGCCTGTAAGTAACTCTTCTATCTCCTGCCATAAGGGCAATAACATTAGGACCTCCTAAGTAAGGAATCAACAGCAGAGTTGTTATTTGTTGGATAAGTAAGAGGTTCAATCGTGAAATCCGGATTAGTACCAAAGATACCCGGGTATTTCTTGGAGAGTCCACCAAATAAGCCGGAGATTACTAATTGTTCCGGGTTAATAGTAGTTAAATAGAAGATATCCAGCTGTCCTTCAGTTTCTCCGGAGCCACCCATTGAGGTGGAGTTAATGATTGAGAGAAGCCTGGGCGGAACAGCATGAGAAGCAATAATATTAGTAATACACTGTTGTTCTAGCTGTAAGAAGCTAGCATCGTCTTTGTTTTGCAGAGCAGTCCACTTGCCTGACATTCCCTCTTTGTAAGGAATCACCAAGAGTTTATGAGCATTCTGTTCACCTTTGAATTTACTACGAAAGAAGGATTGGACATTGTATTGAGCATTGGAAGAGATTGAACCACCCATAATTTCATAGACATAATCCGGAATAGCATTGTTGTCAAAGAAGCGTTCATTATAGGATTTAATGCGTGAAATAATCCTAATATCAGGCAGAATAGAGAGATAAGAGGGTGCTCCGTAGATAGTTGAGAGAGGAGTAGATTTTTTAAAATGAAAGATTTCATCTTCAGTAAAATCAACAGTATCTCCATTCACAGTTTGACGGTAACCTGTTTTTATCTTTCGCATAGTTTGAGCAGGTAAATGGAAGATTTGGCGTTTACTTCCTACTTTTGGAAGTTCCCAGAAGGCATTGCCATAGAGCTCATAGTCTTGAATAGTCTTGAGTAAGATGGTAATAGCTGAATCTGTAGGGGTTACATCTTCCAGTATCTTCATAATGTTGGGTGCAAAGCCTTTACCCATAATGTTGACTGCTCTCTTTTTGATACATTCAGCATGGTAAGGGTTAGTTGACCAGGCTTGAGTAAGCTCTTCCATATTGAATGGGTAAGAGAACTCATCATCTTTTAGTTCTAAGGCTTTGCTATTGGTCTGTTCTGATTTACTGATCACCACAATGGGATCAAAGTTTACTTCGTTGTTGTTCATGTTTTTCTCCTTTAATTTAATCTATCCACGAATTACACTAATTTCACTAATTAAGAAATACCCTTAACACAGAGTTTCACAGAGGTTTAAGAGAAGAACCACCCCGTCCCGGAAATACCGGTCCACCCCTCCTTAGAGGGGAATTAAGAGGGCTTCACTCCTCACTCCTCACTCCTAACTCCTAACTCCTCACTCTTCACTATATAACCTTAACATCATCAATCACTCTCTCTTTCTGCACCAGGTTATAGAGCATAGCCAATGACCAAAACTTATCACCATGGTGTTCATCACTTTCAGCATTATAGGAAAAGACAGAAGTCCTATTAGCAGAGCGTTTAATGGAAAGAATATGATTAAGCAGGGAAGGGTCATTGGGGATTAAGAGCTTGCGTTCTTCAAATCCGCGTTTTAAAGATTTGGCTAATCTCTCTTTCACTGCCGGGGCAAAGCTGTAACCTTCGACTAAAGCCGGGTAAAGATAAGCTAAATCTTCCCAGAGGTTATAACCTATTCCACCTCTATCAATAGCAAAAGCTTCAGCATTATTGCGTTGGATAAGATTAACAAAGAACTCTTTCTGATAGGCAAAAGTCTCTCTTTTTAAGTCTTTGACATAATTAACGATTAAGATCATGTTATCATCATAGAAACCGCCTGTAATAGCTGTTTCGTCTTTCTTACGTCCAATATCGGCAGCATAAAGCATCTTACTATCTTCCGGAGTCTTTATTTTGGTAGAATAGAGACAAGGTTCGATTAAGTTGTAAGGGATATAGCTGTCTGTAGTATCTAAAGGCAAGCACTCATAAGCCTGGGCAAACTCTTCCGGAGTAAATAAACCTCTTAGCTCATCAATATCAATATCTAAGCCTTCTTCTTTAGCTTTATGAATAGTGATTAAGTGCTTAGAAAAGTTATCGTTCTTATCCCAAATTTGCCAAAACTTATCAATTCTACTCTTAGGTGTAGAGATAACAGTAACTCTTCCTTTTGCAGCAGTAATAGCAGGAATAAGAGCTTTCCATACTTCTGTATCGTGCATCATAAAGGCAAATTCATCAAAATAAACATCACCGGCAAAACCACGGGCTGTCTTCCAGTTGGTAGCTAAAGCCCTGATAACCTTACCTGAAGGCATAATAATTTCAGACTCTGTATCATTAAAAGCTTCAATTCCCATAATTTTAAGATGATTCCGGACATGATCTAAGACTATGAGAGCATTATCTTGAGAAGCTGAAACTATCAGCTGATTCTTATTTTTAAGCAAAGAACCAATAATCATCTCTAAGGCAATCTCATAAGAGAAACCTATTTGCCTGGATTTATTGGCAATCCTGAATCTACTTTGATCAGCTAAGAATCTCTTTTGATAGGTTCTTAAGTTGTTGATGCTAAAGTGTTGAATAGCATTAACTACAAAATTAGGTGCTTTGCTGTAAAGCGGTTTAGCTCGCATGTTTTATCTCCTTTAAAATCTATCCACTAATTACACTAATTACACTAATTAAAAAATACCCCGTCAGTGAAAGGGCGTATGCAATACGCCCCTACGAGGGGAATTAAGAGGCTTCACTCCTCACTCTTCACTCCTCACTCCTCACTCTTCACTCCTCACTCTTCACTCTTCACTCCTAACTCTTCTCTCAAGTCCTGTCCATAACTTTCGGTATATATACCGCTATATATACCAAATGTACTTGACAGCTCTTTTAAAAACAGCAAATTCATCTAAGATATTAAATAATATAAGGAGGCGAAATGCCAAAACTTACAGAACTAGGTGTATCTTTTGTCTCATTGGTTAAAAACCCAGCCAATAAGAGTGATATTGTCTTTAAAGCAAGCAATAAGTACAACATCACTTCCCCGGTAAAAGTGGTTAAAACTGATGCTCAGGGACTCATCTACGGCACGGTGTATGAAGCGAACAAGAAGGATTCTCAAGGTGATTGGGCTGATCTTGATACTATTAGAAAAGCAGCTCATGATTTTCTCATGAAGGGAAAGAACTTGAATGTAGATGAAGAACATAACGAAAAGCCATCAGGTGCTGCGATTGTGGAATCCTATGTTGATGACAAAGCCTGGAAGGTAACTATCAAAACCGATCCTAACAGCGAAACCTTTAAAAAGGTTGCTAAAGGTGATTATGAGGGACTTTCTCTGATGGGCGTTTGTAAAAAAGTGGAAGAAGAACCTCCTGCTACTGAAGACGATGACATCGCTAAAAGCAAGGAAGAAATTAAGAAACTTAAAGAACAGGTTGCTCTCTTACAAAAAAGTATTGAAAGCATACCGGGTACAAAACAAATCGATTTCGATAAAGACGGTAATATCATCTCTAAAGCAGATGATGATGGTCTTTTCTCTGAATTCAAAACCTTGGAGGTTTAAACATGGCTAAACTCTTATCGCAAAAATCAGCTGACAGATTCATTGAGATTATGGTGGAGAATGCTCCCCTACTCAAGAAAATCAGCTTTGCCACTCTCTCTACCCCGGTCTGTGAATATCCGCTCTTACAACTGAGCAGATATAAAACCCGTGGTATTGGAAGAAATGTAGTAGCAACTCTACAAAACCCTTCTGATGTAACTATCTCTTTTAACTGTAAAGAGGTTGTTTTACCTTTAGTTATCCCTGATTCTTATGCTGAAGATATGAACACTTCTCAAACTAAGATAGCTAACTATGTTGCCCGTGTCTTTGCTCTGGATTTGCAGTATCTCTTCTTAGCTGGTGATACTACTGCTACCGGTATAACTGATAAAATTGAGTTATCTAAGACTCTTGATGGTGTGGTTAAAGCAGTAACTGCCAGTGGTAACACTGTTGCTTACCCTGCGAATGCTACTCCGCTTGATAAGCTTAAGCTACTCATCAAAGCACTTCCTGATAATGCTTTGGCAGACCCTAAGCTGGAAATCTGGATCGGTTCTCAAGCTTATACTGATTTATGGGATCAGATAGCTAACAACTCAGCTGATAAAGCTCTCTTAATGAAAGATAACAAAATTTATTACAGAGCCAAAGAAGTTGTGGAAATCCCTGAACTCTCCAAAATCGTGGTGCTTAACCCTGAACATATTGCCGGTGGTATTGTAAGAGATATTACTATTGAACAACAGAGATACCCGGAAGCCCGTGGTAATAAAGTAGTTCTCTCTGCGCGTGTGGATCTCCAGGCTGTTACTGATCACATGGTGATTGAGGGTGAAGAAATTGTTGAAGAAGTTGAAGAACCTGCTGAAGGTTAATCCATAAAAGGAGTTAATCATGCCACCAGTATGCGAACAACATGTAAGAATGGAAGACGATATTAAACATATTAAAGATAAGATAGATGGCAACGGTCGTCCCGGGATACTGGAACGACTAAGCCGTCTGGAAACAAAAATGACAATAATCATTTGGCTTAATGGTTTCATGGCTTCTTCAATGACTGCCAGCATCATTAAGTCTTTGATTGGGTAACCCCCCTCTTAATTCCCCTCTATGGAGGGGTGGCAGTGTATTTCACTGACGGGGTGGTCTCTTAAAGAGGGCGAAAGATGTTTCGCCCCTACAACGGAAATTAAAGGAGAAAAAAATGAACGATATATTTACTTACCCGGCTGTAATATCAGCAACTAGTGTATTCTTTACACTTTTGATAATGGGATTCTTCTATCTCATTAAAAAGAGATGGTTGAGCTTAGACTCCCTCTTGCCAACAGTAACAACTATCATTGAGGCAATCTTTGCCAATGCTAAAGCCACTAACCCGGCTGAAGCTGTCAGACAAGAGATTAATATCAAAATCCCACAGCGAGACCTGGCAAATCTCTCTAAACGGTTAGCCACGAACGATCCCATACAAAAGATATATGATAATATTACGGAACCGGCACGAGAGGCAGGAGAAAAAGATGCATCTTCCTGGATCAAACAACTCGCTTCCGGATTAGGTGCTTCTGCTATTGCAGGACTTGCTAAAGGACTAACTAAAAAGTTGTTCTAACTATGTCAAATACTAAACAAAACTTTAATGAGATAATTCGTAACCTGCTCATCCGGCATGAAGGGATTAGACTTAAACCCTACCGCTGTACTGCAGGTAAACTAACCATTGGGATCGGGCGTAACTTAGAGGATAACGGCATTACAACAGCAGAAGCTCTTAACCTGCTAAACAATGACATAGAGTCTGTTGTTGCTTCGCTTACCTCAAGATATGCCTGGTTCCCTAATCTCAATGAAGTTCGCCAAGCTGTAGTCGTTGATATGGCGTTTAATCTCGGAATTACCGGGTTCGCCAACTTCAAAAAAACCATAGCTTACCTTAATCAAGCTGACTATATCAGAGCTTCCTTGGAAATGCTTAACAGCAAATGGGCTCTGCAGGTTGGTCAAAGAGCGAATAATCTCTCTAAAATGATGAAAAACGGATACCTATAAGGAGGTATATTATATGTTATCTAAAATAACCGGACTTACCTATGCTTTGGCAACTGCTGTTAATTCAGTATTTAACAAACAATGTTTAGTCTATGTTGCTAAAGGAAGCTTTGCTACTGCTGATATTCCTGCTACATCAACAGAGTTAGCTGCTCTCTATGATGGTACCGGAGAGTTTGCCTTTCTCGGGAATCTCTCTGAAAGCGGTTCTAAGATTGGCTGGAAACAAAATTCAATCCCTATTGACTTTGGTACAATCCCTTCCAGTACAGATGTTACAGGTACTCTCATCTCGCTCATGTGTGATGAAGAGATGCTTAGCTTTATTGAATCACAAATTGGAGAACACTCCTTCTTGTTTATCCCTAAGTCAGGTGATGACTCTCTGTTTGTAGCTCTCTCAGGAGTTACTATTTCACATGAAGGTGAAATTCCTATTATAGGAAAAAGCGAAACTTCGAAAATTACCCTAACCTTAACTGCCAATGTCAATAAGGTTACTGATGCTGTTAAATTCAAAAAGCTAACCACTTAAGGATAAATTACAATGAAAATGATAAGAATTAAGACCGGTAACGAACTGCATGAGTTTTACGGAACCATAGATGTTACTCCTGAAATTGAACACATGGTAGAGCATGAGTGTAGCTATAACTCCGGTCTCTCTTATCGTTTTGGTAAGCGATTTATTGATAAGATTCAGCTTAACCTTAGTATGTCTGCTGAAGACTACGAAAACCTTTATTACAAGGTGATGAACCTAAATGAATGGATAATTGCCTGGGAAACCTTAACCGGCTACCAATGGAGAAAAACACGCTCTCCTCTGCCATATCCCTCTAAAATTCGTTACCTTAATGATGCTGTTCAGCTTAAAATCGAATCTGAACCCTACACAAACCCTGTGAATAATATGACTAATATAACTTTAAATACTCTCTGGAATGAATCTACTCCGGAGAATACAATATGGAATTAGGAGTTAGGAGTGAGGAGTGAGGAGTGAAGAGTGAGGAGTGAAGCCTCTTAATTCCCCTCGTAGGGGCGTATTGCATACGCCCTTTCACTGACGGGGTATTTCTTAATTAGTGTAATTAGTGTAATTCGTGGATAGATTAAATTAAAGGAGAAAAATATGAATTTACCGGGACCGGAAACAACAGATTGGGGCACTCTCTACAACACTGCCATTAATCAGCTGGAAGCTATGATTAACAGCAAGACAGGAGATATAACAGCCCTACAAACACTTGTAGGACAGCTTCAAACTGCTCTTAGTGAAATAAACATGGATGCACAATATATTGATTACGACGGGACTCCGCTCTCTGATGTTATTCATCAATTGCTCCATACTTTTAACCAGGCTATTACACCCGGGACAAAAGCCAAGATAACTTATGATGCTAATGGCTTAGTTACAGGAGGAGCTGATTTAATAGAAAGTGATATTCCGGAGCTAAATATCTCTAAGATAAGCGGACTGGCAAACCAAATTAGCTCTCTGCAAAGTCTAATTCAAGGGCTTTCGCCTGATTTGAGTGCTGTTACTATCTTAGCTGCTTTCCAAAGTTCCCGCAATGGCTTGTATATTAAATGCTCTACTAATCCGCTAAGTGCAGTTTATCAATGGTTTGTAGAGGTTAGAAACCCTAGTAATGCAGTGGTAGAAGCAATAAACTCATCCAGCTCTAATATCCTGATAGACGGTGATTCTCTGAATGATAACGAAACATATACCATTAAAGTCTCTATCAAATCAGCTAATTCCAGCTGGTATAGTGAGACCTTTTCTCATAGATATGTTTCAGCATCTATTGAAGTGGATGATATTATTGCAGCTCTAATCGCTAATAACAGTGCCATGACCCTCTTTGCTAATACCTTGGCAGGATCTAATATCCTTGCCCAAAAGATAGCTGAAGCTAACCAAAGTAGTAAATAATGAAACTTAAAATAACAAAAAGAAATAGAATGAGATTAGACGCTGTCTTAGATGGAACAACTGAATTTGTCCCCCTAATAGACTTAGACCCCGCCTATATCAGACCTAGAATGAACTACATAACCGATAAAAAAGAAGAACTGAATATCTTTGATAAGAATATTGTGATGGATGGAATAGAGTTTCCACTGACTGCGGAAAATGGACAGATTGTGAGGAAAGATGGAAGGACTTATATATATAGAGGAGAAGAATAAAAATGGAAATACACGCTTATATCACACAAAAGAAACAAAGCCTGATAGATAGCAATAAGAAGCTATCAGATGACAAGCTAAGAGTAGAAGGTGCTTGG